GGATTTCGTTGGGAAACCTGCAGTCACTGATCACAATATCGTCTGTTGAGTTGCGCAGTTTGTTTTCCAGACTGGCAATCCAGATATCATCGTGAAACCCTTGGCGACAAACTTCTGTGCCCCAGTATTGCAGCACCCAACGTGGAGTTAGTTTGGGCATTTTCAAACGTTCTGCCCACCACGGATCCACTTGTTCGCGCCATTCGCGGGCTTGTTTGGTGCGGCCTTCCAGCAGTTCTCGGTTCCATCCAAACACATGGCTCACAGCGTCTTTGAGTGTGTTGGCAAAACTTTCTCTACGGAATTGATGTATGTTCACAAGATAATCTGCAATGGTGTCTTTGCCACTTGAAATAAATCCCACAACTCCAATGATCATTTTAGTTCCTTTACGTCCAGATGTTTTAGTGTGGCTTGCAGCATGTCAATCTGACGGCGACAATCCTCTAGTGCATGGTGACTGGTAGCAGGACGGGGCAGCTCGGGCCACAAACTATATATGGTGCGACTGTCACGAACCACGTAGAACTGCCACGGGATAGGCTTGTTGTAGCTCTTGTAGGCATGTTCAATTATGTTCATGTCATAGGTGGGACCATTAGCCCAGATCAATCGGCTTTGCCAGATAAACTTGGCCAATTCATCCAAGGCCTGATCCAGAGGGATACGGTCTTGTTCGTTGAATGCTTCGTCCCGTGCTGCTGCTGGTTGGGTGGCCCACCAGTCTATGGTGTCTTGTTGGATGCTACGAGCTTGTTGACTTTCCAGTTCAATTCTGGCATAGTAATGTCGTTCGTGATAGCCAGAGCCAAGAGGATCAAAACTCTGGGCTGCAATAGTCAAAATAGTTGTGTCGGGACCGGTGCCAAGTCCTTCAATGTCGATCATTAAATCTGCCATGTGCTCAGTATAACACAGAGCACAGTATGCAGCAAGAGATCAGTTAGCCAATAACCCAGGTTATTGGCTGTGAACCATCTACGTAGTTGGTCAATTCCAGTATCTTGGCATCCATTTGCAGTTGCGCTTCAGATTTCATTGCTGCGCCGTTTAGGCTGCCACCGCCTTGTGGGCCTGCAATTGTTGAGAATTTTTCACGAGCTTCACCAATGATCATTTTGCAAACAGCAGTCATGTAGTCTTTGATCCATTGTTGGATTTGATAGTCTTGCAGCAGGTTCACTTCAGGCTTGAGTTGGTATACCCATATCAGCACATTCTCACCAGAGCCTTTGGGATCTCTAACCAGTTGCAGTTTTTTGGTCACTGGGTTCCAGGTGTAGTTCATGTAGCCGCCAAACATACGTGCGGCCAATTCCACATACTGTGTGTAAAAGTCATAGGTGGCCAGGCCGCCACTGACATTGAAGTTCATCAAGTACACATTCATACTGGCCTGCGAAAACGGATCAAAGTTTGATGCAAACGGTCCGCTGGAATCACCAAATGTTCGACGAAATATCTGACGCACACTCACCACTTCTTGCGGCAAGGTGTAGATGTTCATGTCCCGAATCAGTTCCATGAAAATGTACGCTTCTTCATAGGCATAGTTGGCTCGTTGACGATACACGCCAATGGTGCGTTGATATGCTGCTTCGTAGTGAGCCGGGTCCAGCTCAAGATCAATGATCTGATCGCCCAGCATCAGTTTGCAATAATCTATTAGATTTTGTTTTAGCTCGGGCAGGGTATTTTCTGACATAAGGAACTCCAATGGAGTATTTATTTGATTGTGCCTTTGCGTACAGGAGAGATTGCAAAAGTTTTCTTAATTACCGGACAGAACTTGCACTGTGCAATTGGGTTGTCTAGATTTGCTAGGAATTCTTCATGATATTCACTAAAATTGTCCACTGACAAAGGCCGGTAAGAATTCAGCAGTAGTCGATCCTGATCACTTATGTCCAGGGGATGTTGTTGATCAAACTCAGGTAGCAGAGCGGCGGGACCGCACTTGTACAATTTCCCTCGTATAAAATGATAGGATTTAAACTTTACAAACGTACAGCTATCATGTGCCAACACCGGATCGTTATCAAACAAGGTGTAACGTCCTGATGCGGATGTTTGTACCGTTGATGTATCAAATTTGTTTTGATAGTATACATTTATAAACACACCATTGTGATCAGAGTACTGATAATCTGCACCCCATAATTCAGGTCGATGCATATTTTGTAGAACTGTACCGCTCATGAACTCATGAATGTTTTGTTGCAGCATCTCTAGATCATCTAGATTGTGCAGGCTTATGGCAATACTGTTCCTTATGCCATTTCTGGGGCGGGCATGGGCAATGGCATCATATAGGCCTTTGACTTGATTCAGGCGGGTGCCATTGGTCAAAATTTGCACAGCAATTCCAAACGCATCATTGAGTCCATGGATCCAGGGCACAATGTCCGGATTCAACAAGGGCTCGCCACCTAGTATTGTGATTGCTTTTAGATCAATCAGCTTGGCCCATTGTTGGTACTCAGCAGCATGATCACTCCAGCGTTGCCAACCTTTGAAATCAAAATTGTTAAATCGATTGCATTGTTCACAAGTTAGATTGCAAACGTTAGTTATGTAGACCTCTATTTTGTTAAACACAGGTCTGTGAGGATTATTCATCCCATATTTACCAGGCCTTTAGTACCACCAGGTTCTCAGTTCCACGTCCGTTAAACTGTGTTTCTGTGGTGGTTAGATCTTTGTAGATCTTTCTAGCTGCCGGTTTGCCTGCTGCCTGCATGGCCCGCACAATGTCAGCTGGTTTGCGCACAGTTTTCTGCATGCTTTCTGCGGTGCTAAAGCCAATGATGCTGTTGCTCTTGATAGTAAATGTGCCTACATGCGAGTCTGCTACCACATGAATCAGTTTGCGCTTCTTGCTGTCATACAGCCAGGCTTCACTCTTGTCCACCAGGTTTGCAGGAGCAAGCCCTTTGATTTTGAGGTCCACAATTTCTGCCTGGAACTTGAACTTGGCTGCACGTTTTTCTGGGCTAATGGCCTTGGCCTTGCGTGGCTTGCGATCAACCTTCTTGATCTGCACGTATGCACCGCAGTCATTGATCACTGCTTCGCAGAACTTCACAATGCCACGCATTTGAATCTTGGTGAAGTTGCTGTAGCCTTCTGCCAGTTGAGCATCCTTGCCCCCAATCACAGTTTCAAATTCTACAAGTTTGCGTTTCCAGTCCACAGCAATTTCGTTCACCATTTGCGGTGCTACATTCTTGCCACGGATAATGGTAATGGGCTTGATGTCTGCGCTCATCTTGGCACCAGACACCACAAAGTCGTCAAACAGGCCTTCTAGCTCACCGGCACATTCTGTGAGTTTTTCTCGTAGCCGATCCTGGATTGTTTGTCTAGCAGGGGCTGTGTCTGTTTTTTCTACTTCTGCTTGTTGAGTGGTGCCCAGGGTTTCTGCCAACATATTGTCCAGTTGAATCTGTTCTGCTTCGGTTAGAGCCAGGCCCACCTGGCTCATGCGACACATCCAGCCTGTGGTTAGTCTCAGTGCAGAATCCGGAACACCGCGAAGCAGTCGTACATCGTTCTTGCGCCCGTGAGTTTCCAGGTAGCTCACTACCATGTCTCTGGCATCCTTTTTGCCATAAAAGTAATTGTACCAACTAAAAGCCTTGGTCAACTGACTTATTCTATCATAAATGGGCTGTACACGCCAGGTAGGCTCATCGCCCATAAATTTGGTATCGGCGCTTCGTGGGTTTAATGGACGCACAGTTGCGCGAGCTGTTTGAGCAGTGGCAGTGGTTTTCATGGTACTCCTTACTAATGCAGTAATTATAACACAAACAGGATTATTGGTCAACTGACCCATAAATACATTACCATGCCCAGATTATCACTATACAAACCCAATCGCTCAGCCGACTATCAGTTTTTTGACAGAACAATAGCCGAAATGTATCAGGTGGGCGGAGCCGACGTGTATCTGCACAAATACCTGGGTCCAGCCACGGGCGACAACGGAGGCAATCCGGATGCTACCTTGCCCAAATACGACACACTGAATCCTTTGTTTATTGAAGATCTGTTGTTGTTGGAAAATCGAGATAGAAAATACGATCAAGACATCTATGTCATGCGTGGTGTTTATCGAGCACAAGATATAGATTTTGATCTTACACAATTTGGCCTGTTCCTGAACAACGATACCTTGTTTATAACATTTCATTACAACCGCATGATAGACACTGTGGGTCGCAAACTCATGAGTGGCGACGTGCTGGAATTACCCAGTTTGCGCGACTACAATCCTTTGAACAGTGACATACCCCGAGCCCTGCCCAAGTGGTATGTGATTCAGGATGCATCGTTTGCCAGCGAAGGCTTTAGTCAAACCTGGCTGCCACACCTGTGGCGTGTGAAGGCCACGCCCATGGTCAATGCACAAGAGTACAATGACATTACCAAGCAGCCGTTTGAACCCAACAACATTTGGGATCCAGGCAATTTTTATCCAGGTGGAACAACTGTGTTATACGGCGACAAATATTACATATCAAACAAGAACGTTCCTCCGGGCACAGAGATAACCCATGCAGAATACTGGACTGAAAAGACCAATCCCATCAGCATTGCTGATTGGCAAAGCACAAGACCCAAGGATCTCGAACTGAATGATGCTATCCTGGTTCAGGCCGAAGCAGAAGTTCCCAAGTCAGGATTTGATGTGGTTAAATTTTATATTGTGGCCACAAATTCAGATGGCACACCTGCCAATCCTGAGTCAGCAACCTACACCGCAGATTACACCATCACAGATGCCAGCCGCACTGTGGCCAACGATGGCAATACCCCAACTGGAGATGGTTACACTGCTGGATACCTAACTGGTGACGGCAAAGCACCCAACGGATTGCCTGTGACTGCTGGCGTTAATTTTCCGTCCGCACCAGTTGCTGGACAATTTGCTCTGCGTCTGGATTATTTCCCCAATCGCTTGTTTAGATTCAACGGCACCAGCTGGATCAAGATTGAAAGTGATGTACGCACCAATCTCACACCAGGTGCCAACAACAATACCTTGCGGTCAGGCTTTGTTAACAATACATACACTGTGAACTCCACTGATCTTGGCAACATACCTAGTCGTCAGAGTCTGAGTCAGGCTCTGATACCCGATGCTGTCAACGGTGACGATGGCGGCAATAAAACTGCAAATCCTTATCCAGGCACACAACCATATCAGAAGTCCA